TTCTAGGTCAACGACTCTATCTTCTAGTTCTTCGTCGTCGCCTTCGTCGTCGCCCATGTCGTCCATGTCTGCTTCAATGTCACCCATCATGTCATCTGCTGGATCACCGCCCATGTCGTCATCTGCTTCAACTTCAAATTCGTCAAGATCAAAGTCTTCTTCGACTTCTTTGTCTTCGTCTTCGTCTACTTCTTCGTCAGTAGCTTCGTCTACTTCTTCGTCAGTAGCTTCGTCTACTTCTTCATCAGTAGTTTCATCAACTTCTTCCTCAGAAGCTTCATCAACTTCCTCTTCGGATTCTTCGTCTACTTCGATATCGTCTTCAAGTAGATTTTCATAAATCTCTCTTGATTTTTCTACAACGATTTCGTGGAATAATTCTTGTGCTCCGTCGCGGTCCTCGTTTACAAGGCGCTCGAGCATCTCTTCAAACTTGTTACGATCTGCCATTTTTTATCTCCTATAAATGATTGTTTACCTATGGTAAGGCTGTCACTATTATTTATATGAAATGTGTATATGCGAGGCAAAACGGGGCCAAAATAGCCCGTTTTTGAAAAAAACTGTTAATTTTCGTAGATTTTTTGAAAATCTTCGATTAAAATTGTACTAAAGTTCTCAAATTTATTTAGTTCTTCCGGACGATAATTATCTGGTGCTATAACTCTTACAAACTTAATGTGCGGATTTTCTTTAATAACATTAGTAGTTTGACGCATCCAATTACCAAAAAATGTTGCTCCATCTGTTGATTTTTTATAGTTAGGAGTATCTGCATACATATTATTAAATTTTTGTCCGTCTTTTAAACCTTTGTAGTCAAATCCTAATATGTAAATGGTTTCATATTTGTGTTGTGCTGCAAGCCACAGTGCCGTAGGACCTGAGCTCCAGCCTTTAGATGGGTTAAAAAAATTAAATTCTTTAAATCTACTTATAGATTTTTGAGGGTTGGTCCATATGTTAGGATTTTTCTTATGATAGCCTGCTTTGTGTAATTCTAAAATCATTTTTACATCTACTGCTACTAAGTAGTCAGGGTCAAATGTTCTATAAATTGCATTACAAGCATATACCTTGCCGTAAGATTTTAAATTTTCTGGATTAATAGGTTCTCGACTTGTGCCGTTTCCTAAAACAAAGGCGGTACTTCCGTCTGAAATTGGAATAATATCTGGTTTGTGAGATCGAGTGTCGGGTTTATATTTTGCAATGTCTTCGTCTGGAGTGGAAAGAGGTTGTGTAGAAAGAGACTTTGTAATATTTTGTTGTCTTTGTTCTAATTGTTTTTTTAATTTTGTTTCTTGCTTTTCACGTCGGCGCCACTCCATTAATTTAGCGGCTTCTTGTTTTGTTAAACCTTTTTTGGATAATTTAGCCACACGTTAAATTCCGGCTTCGGCGTTTGCAGCAACTCCATACATTTGTCTAACAAAATCTAATTCTTTTGTTTTTTCTTTTTTATGTAGGTCGCTTGCCTTACGTGCTTTGTTAATTTGTCTTAAAGTTAGTTTTGTTTTGCGTGTATCGTCTAGATCTATTGGAGATAGATCGTCGCGTGGCTCGTAAGAAGTATCTTCTATAGGCTCAAATGTTTCTTTGTCAAAATAAAATAATTCACGCAATATCATAATACTATTTATACCGTTTGATCTGTTGCGGGAGGTGTAGCGCCAGGCTCTGTACCTGTTGCTGTGTCAGGGGGTGCGCCTTCGCCGCCTTCTATAGGTGCTTCGCCGCCTACTGCTTCGTCTTCTAAGCCGCCCATATCAGCATCTATTCCTGCTCCACTAACACCTGCTCCTCTCATTTCTGCACTTGCATCGCCTGGAGGTGGTGTAAGATTTTCATCATTTTCCTCCTTCCATAAACGTTCGTTTTCTGCTAGTTCTTCTTCTGATAATCCTAGATAACGCATAAGTGCAAATCTATTTGAAATATAAGGTATAGCGGCCATTTGTGTATATGTCGGAACTCTGGCATTATCCATTTCTGCTTGTCTATATGCAGCAAAATTCTGCGGTGGTTCCATAGTAAGATCAAACATACTTGTATCTATGTTTGCACCCTTTTCTAATAGATAACGTTTAAACTCTTGATTAAACTGTTCAACAACTAAATTTTGCAAACGTTCGCAATATGTGTTAAATCTTAATTCTTGAATGTATGCAGTACCAACCCTGCCGTCATTATACTGAGCAGCTGAGTCATCTGCACCAGTAGGTAGATAAGATGAAGGGATACGGAGACCGCGTACTAGTTTATTAGTGAAATAACGCAAGTCGTCAATTTCACCAAGGTTAGTTCCGCCTGGCAGCGTTTCAACTTTTGATCCGCGCCCTTCAGCAGTTTGCGGGAAGAAGTAGTCTTCGTTGATGCTCAACGGATTGTAGGAACTGTCTATGACGTTCGTGCCACCTCCTGTCGAACTTGGTATGCGTCTCTGATGTATTTCAGTTTTTACCCTTTCGACAAACTGCATTGCCAAGTGACTTGGCATATTACCTACGTCTACATAAAACACTCTACGCTCAGGTGCTCTTTGCACACGATAGATAATAATTGCATCTTCAAGCAGTTCTTTCTGCTTGTAGACTTTGAATATTGTTTCTAGTAATGAATTACCAAATGGATAATTGTTATCTAATCCTTCTGACAGACTTAAATGAACAACATGATTTGCGTCTACAGTAATTTCTCTTTCGCCTTGTTGAAATCTCGAACCACCTGTAGTTTGATTGGGATTTCCAGTCATGCCGCGAACGCCGCCGGTCATGTATCCTTCACCGCCGCCGGTAACGTTTCCGTTAGTAGTATAAGGAGTAGTAGCAACCATTTCTTCAAAATTTAAATTGAAGTTTTTAATTACATATTGTTCTGGCTTTTTGCCTTCCGATTCATTTACAATAATTTTAGTTACGTTTGCAGGATCAACATGAAACCATTTTCTTGTCTCTGGATCTCTTACAAAAAATGCATCACCGTACTTGAATGTGTTACGTAATATACGGAACATACGTGTTTCAAAATTTTGTAGTTTGCACCATTGTTGTAGATATTGTTGTAATACAGTTGCTTCTGAATTAGTTGCCTTTTGTTTGAAATTCATTTTAAAAGGCGTTTGGTTTTGTTTGTTCTTTTGTGTGCAAAATTCGGCCAATATATCAAGAGCAGCATTAACTTCTGAATCTAAATCCATTACATTATAGTGACCATATCGCTCTACACGATTAGGACTGCCTACATAAACATCTGGTAGAAATGAACTGTAGTTTGCTTTTGCCGGTCCAACACTATTACCACCTCTAGATCCTCCTAAAGGTGAATAATTGCCGCTTGGATTATCGCCTGTCGGCACTGGTGTAAAATGTCTTTTCCAACTCATTTATGTTTCCTACCACATTGCATCGCTATTTGCTTTTGTGGCTTTATATGTTTTTACGCCTGTTTTGTTACCAAGCTGTATTTCTGCTAAGATATTCTGCATTGTTGTATTTAACTGATCTATCTTATCTGCGCCGCCTGTTCCGGTACCGGCGTTACCGATTGCTAGTTGTGCAGCCTGTTGTGCTGCATTTCCAGCTTCTGTACCTGCTTGATCACCTAATTCTTCATTTAATTTCTTTAATGTTTCTATCAGTTCTTTTAAAGCATTATTATAACTGAAAATGCTTTCGCTGTCAAGTCCATTTGTAACATCTTGTAAATTTCTAAGTCCGTCTGATGTAAATTGGATATTTCCTATATTGACATCATCGCCCGAAAATTCTGCAATGCCTGCCATTGCTTCTTTTAGTTTTGGAACATTATCTAAATTTAGTTCGCCGGCCATAAAGTCTTTAAAGCTAGATAACCCTGTACCTACTTTAAATATAGCATCTGCGTTGACTTGATCAAACGCTTTTAGGTCTTCTACTAGTTGATCAAACTGTCCTTCACCGCTGAAGAAACTGCTGATCATTCCTCCTATGCCTTTAGAAATACTGTCAAATACGCCGTCTCCGGCAAACGCACTAATTCCTTCGTTTAGTGATTTTAATGCAGGACCCATTAACCATAATTGGTTTACGTCAAGGCCCTCAAATGATTTTACACCTGCTGCTAATTTTTCTAATACTCCGTCACTTACAAACCCAGCAAAAAATCCTGCTTTTGCAAGACCAGTGATCGGACCAGACATTGCTTCTATGCCATATCCTATTTGTGGCAACACAGTGTAATCTACTTGTTCAAAAGACTTTAATCCTGCAGATAAGTTTTCTAAGGCACCTTCTCCTACAAAACTTGCTACTATGCCGCCTTTTGCTAAATCAACTAGTACATCTGCTAAAGGTTTTAGTCCTGTGCCTACGCTTTCTATAGTACCTGGATCAATACTTTCAAATTCTTTTATGCCTCTTGCAACTTTTCCAAAACTTTCAGCAATTGAATCTATAAGCATAGCTATGCCTGCGCCGGCAACTCCCACGCCTGCAAATGCTACTCCTAATGCTAACAGTCCTGGCGATGCAACTGCTAGTCCAGGAGCCATAATACTTATTGCTGTACCGATTCCGACTATTGCTGCTGCTGCAATTCCTATACCTACTGCAATTTTGCCCCATGGTATATTTAAGTTGTCCATCAATCCGCCAAGCAATCCAGAAGATCCTTCAGCAGCTTCGCCTAGTGAATTTTGTTCTGCTGTAATTGATACAATTTGTTGTCGTGCTGTTTTTAATTGATTTTCAAAATCGCTTAATTTTTTTTGCTGTTCTCCTGTGAGCTCTTTGTCTTGCTCTTTTAACGCAAGTAACGATTTGTACTCTTCATTTCCTTCTATATTAGTTATTACATTGTTTGCAGTGGTTGCTTCACTATCAAGGCTTGATTGTTTTGCGGCAATTTCTTCCGGTGACATTGCTTCTGTACCAAATATCAAATTTTTAATAGGTTTTAAAACATATTTGTCAAACATTTCACTAAAACTGTATCTACTAAAGTCTGCTATAAACACTTTAAATGCATCAGCAAATTTTTGCACCATAGATGTTATTTGGCCAACGCTGTCATCGCTAGTAAACAAATCTATAACATCTGCAAATGCGCCTTCTAAACTTTGGAACACGCCGCTTTCGATAAGTGAGCCAAGTATTAAATTACGTACCTGAGTTATTCTGCGTTCAAAATCTAATAGACTGTTATTGCCTGCATTCATACGTTTTTGTTGATCGTCTAATGCGTCTGCGGCTCCTTCTCCAAATTTTGTTAAGTCTTGGAATAACACAACAGACGAACCAATCGCACTGCCTTGTGCTTGCAACACAGCATATTGCTGACGCTGAGCGTCACTCATATTGTTTACACCTTCAGCGGTTCTTCTTACTTCTGCGGCATATGCTTCTTGACTTACTGTTCCGTCTCTCAAACCTTTAGCCATAGATGCTAATCTAGGATTCAAACGTGCCATGTCTTTGGCCATGTCACTCATTGGAACACCACCTGTAGCAACCATTTCTGTTATAGCATCTTTAAGTTCTGGTGATGCGCCGTCCATCATTGCAAGTGTGCCTTGTAGATTTGCTTGAGCTGCTTCACTCATCGAGCCCATAATCAATTTAAGACGCTTGTCAGTAGCTTGCTCTTTGAGCATGGCAGCAACTTCTGATCTTTGTTTACCTGTAACTTTTGCAAGGTAATCTAATTGTTTAATATACGCTGCTGTGCCCATTGCTTGTTGCTGGGCTGACATTCTATTGTTTCGGCCCAATCTAATTTGCATTTCCATATAGTCTGCGGTAAATTGCGCAGTTTCTTCCATGGTCATACCTAAAGCACTAAACTTCTCCCCCTGCTTTTGTACTATTCCGCTTACTTCTTGGAATCTTTTTGCACCAGCTGTTGCGCTTCCGCCAAATAGGGCAAGTGTTTCAGAATTATTTGAAAGTGTCTGTTGGAATGTTTCTAAACTTAAACCTGATTTTGCAGCAGCAGCTTGTATATCAAATAGGCTTTCGCCGAATCCTATACCAGACTGCGACAATTCTCTAAAATTGTCAATAGTGCTGTCTATAACGCTAACAAATGCCTGTGATGCGCCTCCTAAGATGCCGCCTATTAGAGGTATTTCACTTATAGCACCAGTTATGTGACTCGTAAAATCACTTAACCTATCTCCGCCTATTAACAGTTCTGTTGCAAGACCTTTTACTGCGTCAAACGCTATGCCAAAGCCATTTGCTAATTTTGACGAAGTTTCCTCAGCAGTTTCGCCTAGTTCTTCTACTTGATCACCGGCTTCTTTGCTTTTATCTGCTAAGTCTTTGACATCTTTTGCAGCATCACCTGAGCCACCAGAACCTCCACCGCTCCTAGCCATGCGATTCATAGCATCCAGTATTAAGAGGAGTGTAGTTTCGGTTGCAGCATCATTGAGCTCGATATCTTCTCCGCCCCATGTGCCTTTTACAGGTCCTGCCATATTTTAATTTATCCTATTATATGCGCATATAAATAAATTAGATACATACGTGTATATTGTATTTATACGGAGAATAACATGGCAGAAAATACCATACAAGGTAACCCTTTACAGAAGTACTACAGACAACCAAAATTGTATTTTGAGTTGCCCAGTAAAGGAAGATTTTATCCACAAGGTGTGCTACAACCTTCAGAAACAGGAGAATACCCTGTTTATTCAATGACAGCAAGAGATGAACTGGCATTTAAAACGCCTGATGCGTTAATTAACGGACAATCAACTGTTGATGTCATTCAAAGTTGCATACCTAACATTAAAAATGCATGGGAGATGCCAAGTTTAGATCTAGATGCAGCTCTAATAGCAATTAGAATTGCTACGTATGGCGAAACAATGGCGCTGACTACTAAAGTACCTGGTATAGATGAGGATAGAGAATTTACAGTTGACTTGCGAGAAATTATTTCAAGATTTGTTAATGTTGAATTTGACGACACAATTTATGTAGACGATCTAATTATAAAAATCCGTCCTATGACCTATAAAGAATATACACAAACATCTTTAAAAACATTTGAAGAACAAAGAGTATTTTCTATTGTTAACGATGATGATATGAGCGAAGAAGAAAAAATTAACAAGTTTACTGCTACATTTAAAAGATTAACAGAAATGACAGTAGGCATGGTTATAAGCAGTATTGCGTCTATTCAGGTAGGCGAGGACGTAGTAACTGATCAAAATCAAATAAAAGAATTTATTCAAAATGCAGATAAAAAATTCTATACTACGATAGTAAATCATGTTACAGCACAAAAAGAAAAATACTCTGTTCCTCCAATGAAAGTAGTAACTGACGTCGACGATAGAGAAAAGGGTGCGCCAGAAAACTTTGAAGTTCCTATTGTGTTTGACCAAGCAAATTTTTTCGCCTAAGGATCTTAACCTGGCCTACTGACCAAATTTTAAGAGAAGTTAAGATCCTAGAAAACGAGGCCAAAGAGTTTAAATCTCAATTGATGAAACTAATTTGGTATATGCGAGGTGCTGTGACACTCGAAGATGCATATATTATGGGTCCTGAAGAGCGCGAATTTATAGCAGGCATCGTCGAACAAAATATTGAAACAACTAAAAAATCAGGCTTGCCTTTCTTTTAAATTATTTTACTACTTTTAATTCTGGCTTAGGTGCTGCTGGCTTAGGTGCTGCTGGCTTAGGCGCTGCTGGCTTAGGCGCTGGTGCGTTTGATACCTTTGTGTTAGCTTGTGTTTTCACTACTTCTGTGCCTTTTACACCTGCGTCAGCTGCTTGTTTAGCAGCAGATGTTCCTGCTTTTACACCTTTAGCTGTTATTTGTGTTTTAATAAGTTTAGCTAATGCTGGATCTTTTTTAGCTGCTGCAATGATAGGATCTAATTTAGGATTGCCTAAACCTATTTCCATTGCTTTTGCTATGCCGACTGGTTTATTTGTTGCAGTGTCTACCCAAAGTGCGCCTTCCCATTTGTAAGTTGCTCCGCCAATTTCTTTAGTGTCACCTTTTTGAACTGTAGGAGCACTTGCAGACTGTTCGCCACCTGCTTGTGGTGCTGCTTTATCTGCTGCTGGTGCTTTAGCCGGAGCAGAAAGTTTTACTTTTTGTTCTTGTCCTATTGCAGCAATTTGATCGTCGCTTACGCCTGCTGATGCTAATATGTTTACAATACTGCCTGTGTCAGTTGGAGAACCTGCTGCTTTCCATGCCTTCATTAATTTGTTAGCAGTAACCTGCTGCGTAATGTCTTTGCCTTTTTGTTTAATTGCGTCCAATGGACCTTCATTTAGTGATTCTACATAAAGATCAAATTGATCTTCCATGGATAGTGCTTCTTTTGGTTCTTCATCTGATAATGGTTCACCGTCAACTTTGATATCTTTTGAATCTATTTTGCCGGTCGCAGTACCTTGTGCTGCTGCTGCTATAGCATTATTAGCCATTGTTAAGTTTTGATAGAATGCATCGTTTTGTGCTGCAATTTGTTGTGCAAGATCGTTTTGCAGATTCATGTCTCTGAGAAATTGTGCTTTATCAAATTCTGCTGCAAAATCCCATAGCTGATTAAACATATCAAGTGCTACCGGATCACTTGTACTACCAGTAGCTGCTGTAGCATCTTTTAATCCGTCAAGAAGACTAGTAAAGTCTGCAAGTCGATCTTCAGGAACAATCATAGTGCCTAGTTCTTTAATATCAGTAAACCCAGGTATTTTAAATGTTTTTGTAAAATCTACTTCTAACTCTGCTAGGCCAGGCGCTTTTTCAAACGGTATAACTTCGTATCTTAAACCTTCTAACCAATCTCCGATACCTTCTAGTGCCCAACCAGCAATAGCACCATATGCTGCTGTCTTAATTGCCTTGCCAACTGCTGTTGAAAGACTTTCGCCTTGTAGTAAATCTTTAGTTGAACGTAAGATTAAACCTGCTGCTGCACCGCCTGCTGGGCCTCCGGCAAACGCTGCAATAGTTGTTAAGATACCAACTGCTAAACTTGCCTTGCCTGGATTTTCTTTTGCCCAATCACTTACTTTTTGTATGCCTTGAACAATTTTACTGTCACCGTTTTTAGCAGTAATGTCTTTCTTTAACTGTTCAAACTTAGCATCTGCATTTTTAATAGGACCTGCATTTTGTGCCATGCGTCCGAGTTCATTAATTTTAGCATCAACTTTCTTAGCAATATCTATAGGCAACTTTAATGCAGCGCCTGCTGCACTTGCTGCTTTGCCTAGGCCTGTTTTTTGTCCTGCTGTTTGTTGTTCAGCACTGGTAAAAATATTTTTAATTTGATCTGGTGTTAAATCTGCTTCGCATACACGAACATATTCTTCAAGCAACGGCCACAGTTCTCGTTCCCATCTGCCTATATAAATTCGTTGGCTTTCTGTTAGTGTATTCCAACTTTCATTTAGGATGTTTTGTGAGCGTAAGTTGTATGCTGTTACTTCTTGAAGTTTCATTATA